CTCAAAAAGAATAGGAGATACTTTTGTCTGATCTGCTTGCTTGATAAAGTATTTAGCAATACCTTGAATAGTTCCTAAAGCAGATGTTTGGGTAGAGTTTGCTACAGAAGAAAGTGGAATAACACTCTGTATATTATTAGCTAAAACTAAATGAGTATTAATTATTTCAGAAATAGGGTTTAATTCTGTACCGCTTAGGTCTAAGTCTTCTTGCTGATATACTTCTGGTGTAAGAAGCTCTATAAGCTCTACGAAGTTTCTCTTAGAGTACTTTCTTTGTCCTGGCGTATACTTATTCTGTCCCATTAGTTAAGATATTCTACATTAATAGTTAAGTTATTTAACTGTATTATTTCATTAAAATCAACTTTGATATCTTGCGTAAAGTTATCTATTGTGGAATACCTAACTTCATCTATTTCAAAAATAGTTCTATTTAGGTCAGGTATTACTAAGTCTTCTCCAAAACTTCTATTATCAACATTAAAGAACTCTAAAATATTGCTTCTTACTTTACTTAATATCTCGGACTCGTTTTGCTTTTGTTCTTTATCTATCTTAATAGTAGTAACCAAGTCTAGCGTGCGAATTAGACCATCAACAATAACAATATCGTCCGTTGCCATTTTTTTCTTATTTATAGCTGTAAGAAGTTGAGTTTTAAATACAGGAGTGGCTTGTTTGAGTTGAATATCAGAAGCTTTTTCTAAAACATAAATATCTATAACATTCGCTGAAGCATAGGCTTTTCTCGTAGCTGCGCTGGCTTTTCCTATAGTTCCAAACGTACTAATAAACGTATTTGTGAAACTGGTGTAGTCTTCGAGGGTAACGAGTCTATCCTGTCTTCTGAAAGTTAATGGAGCATATTGCTTGGCGTGCTGGATAGTCTCCGCATCAGCCCCTCCTGTTGCTACAGAGGTATTAGTCGCTATCCCATCTCCCTGATCTGTGGCTATTGAAATGTTTATTAAGTTCTTTGGGATATTACCTCTAGAACCCCCTCCTACTCTATATTGGACAAAGTAACTAGCGGCATCCTCTGGATTAACTCCAATAATACCATTACCAAAAACAATAGATGCTTTATACTCATCATCGTAAAGAACTTCAAATATCTTATCAGAGACTCCAGAAGCAAAATATACATTATCTACTTCTGTGTATGCCCCTTGAGCATTATCATTATGGGAAGTAATAAATACCTGAATACTTCCCTCTGCTACTGGACCTTGAGAAAGGGCGATAACCTTGTTTCCTTCTGTAGTAGTAAACTCCCCAGACTCACTAACAAGAGTACCCTCCTGCATAACTAGGTTTGTAAATACGTCCTTGTTTGCCCCCTCAGCCTCAGAAGGGTCTAGAACAATATTTCCAGTAGTATCTCCTAGGTTTTCAATAAGACCATTTACTACTTTATACAATGTAAAAGTTAAAGCAGCCCCATCCTCCGTTGAGGTTGTCTCCAAAACTCTATCATTAGGTTCGATAGTTGCTGGGCTCGCTAAAACTGTGGATCTCTGTAAGTCTAGCTTAACGTCTGCGGCTGAAGACAATGGCCCTCTCATCCTAACCCCAATGAGTTCTAAGAGCTTCTTTACACTCGATCTTTGTTTTGCTGTTGCTAGAAAGTTTTCATTAGCCAGCATATCAGCCTTCATACTTAAAGATGCTCCCATATAAGCAACAAGCTCTATAAGCATCATGCCTAAATCAGACTCTACAAAATAAGTATAGTCTAAAGGATAAACAGCTTTTACATAGTCTATTAATGAGTTTCTTAAAGTTAAGAAATCCGTTGCCGCAAAATTAATAAGATTTGTTTTCTTATTAAGCGGAATTTCCGCTAACTTCATAAAATCAGATGTTATTTTTCCACTAAAACTCATGATATAACTACCTCAACATCAAATACTTCTAACTCAGACTCATTAATTTCTAAAGTTAAGATAACTTGTAAAGAGCTTCCCCCATATGGTCCTATAGCATCAGAAGGAAAAACTCTAAGTTTGACTAGCCTTGCCCCTACAATATATTTACTAAAGGATGTTGTTATTTCTTCCTTTATTTGCTCAAAAGTATCTTCATCTAATGGCTGGAACAAGAACTTCTGTAGATTACACCCAAAGTCTGGTAGCATTAGTCGCTCCCCTCTAGTTGTAAGGAGTAGCTGCTTTACCGCATTTTTTATCGCCGTAACACCAGATATTTTATTAAAGAATCCCCCTAATGGAGTTCCTTTATCTAGTTTAAACTTTAAACCAAAAGCAGATTTAGACCAACTCTTAGCTTCATACTTTTGTTTAGTTGGAATAATGCGACCATGCGTAGTTATTGTATTTCCAGCAGAAGTAAGAGGCATTAGATTAAGATGGTTTTGAAGAAGCCTTGTTGAGCTTTATAGTTTTTTAGAACTTCACTAGTATCTAGGGGTTTTGCATAAAATTTAAGACTTCCAATATGCCCACGAAGGCCACTTACTATGCCTCCTCTGTCTCCACCCATGAAGTTTCCGTACTGATACATCCCATCGGTGTAGCCTCCACCCACAATCCAAGGAGTGAAGTAGGGGTTAATCTTTGGACCCGTCTTAAGAGTGCTAGGTCCGTCAACAGAACTAGAAGTATAGTTAAAACTATTATTCTTTTTAAAGTTTGGAATATTTAAAGGAACTCCGTAGTCAGTTCCGAAGACTGTGGACATAGAAGACGTAGTAACTAGGGCTCCATCAGCGAAGAAACTTATTTTGTCGTTTTTCGGATCAAAAGATATGTCTACAAGAACGAAGTTTGAAGACACATTTCCGAATTGTGTCGCTGACAAATCCACTTTCATCTTATGGTATGAAGGCAGATTCTGACAGTCGCTATTATTGATGAAAGATGCCGAGGAGGAGTCCCTAGATAGCGTGGGTGCCAGGAAGAAACTTAAAGATGACGCAGGAGCATTTAGATTATTATCATTTGAATATCCTGTATTTTCTTGGGTTATTCTTCTGTCCCTTGTAAACCCGCAAAGCATTCCTCTAACTAGCTGGTCCCCCTTATCGTTTGGTAAGTAGTCTAAGTCCGCTAGTGTTCCATCGAAACTTTTTAAAGAGTCTCCTTCTTTTGCCCCCACATTCTCACAACCTAAAAGAACCTTTGTTAGTGAGGAAGTTGTAGCACTCAACCATCCGATTTCCCCATCCATAATATTTGGGACATGGACCCAACACTCCATCGTAAAACCTTCAGGAGAATAGGTCATATCTCGGAATTCAGCGGAATCAGGGAGTCTAAAATAAGAACCCATAGCAGAAGCTCCCGCTGGATCGCTACTCTTATTCTTAACAATGCCCTCTAAGTAAGGAATGCCCAACCCAGAGAAGAATATAGACTGTTTTGATGGAGCAGCTAGTTGCCCATTATTATACATATCTTCTGTAGCGCAGTTGGTTGTTTCAAAACTTACTGATGAAGGTAGAACTAAATCGGTTTCTAAAAAGTTATAAATAGCAAAAAGTTTATCATTAGCAATCAAGTCGTTTAATGATAATACCGCGCCAGCATTTAAAGAAGAGGGAGTATACAGGATACTTCCTCGTCCTACTGTAGGAACTTTTAAGTGGTCATATTCTATTGAGTCTGGTTTTGCGGGAGAATTTACGAATACAGGAGAGACAGGAAGCACTACTCCATTTACTTCTGATTGAGCGAAAATAAGTGCTTTTTGTTTTTCTAAATCGACTAATAAGTTATAGTCTTCTAAATAAGAAAAATCATTAATAGGCACTTCGCCTGGAGCAAACTTTGGAGAGGTTTCTCCTCCGTATATTTGAGGAGCTTTAACGGCGACTTCTAGTTGCTTTTTTCTTCTATTTATTTTGCTATTATGATTTGCTATTTCAGAAATGATTAATTGTCTTTGGTTTTTTACAATTGATGTTCCTTCTCCATAGCGAGAAACAAGGAATGTTAAACTAGAAGAAAGGTCATAAATTTGCTTATCTCTTTGTTGAATAAGTACAGATAAAAAATGATCCTCATTATAGTATTTCTGCATCCCCTTACTATCATCAATCCTCTCTGGATCGAAAATATTATCGGTAAACTTATTTAATGACTCAATAGAGATAGTGTCTCCTTTACCTCCTAAGTTTGGATCATAAGAATATTTCCAAGCTTCCCCAAGAGGGACGATGCCAGAGATTGCTAAATAAACAGGATCAAGACCTCCAGTTCTAGAATCATAATAAAGACCATCATTAGTAAGAACATATTGTCCTTTTGTAGTTACTGGGGGTCCGTATGATAGTCTGAATACCTCTTCACTTTCACTATCTTGAACTCCTGGGTCAGAAGCAGAACATCTCTTAAAGGATGTCCCGCTAAGGAAGGGATCAAGTTCGGCTGAGTCTAAGAAGCATGGCTCAAGATTAGGATCAAGCTCCCTCGCTAAGACTATCTCATTTATTTCTCGTATCTTAGTATCACACTTATTAATAAACTCTACTGTGTTTGATAGTTGGGCCTTATCTCCAGCATATGCCGCTTCTGATAATGCTTCGTAGTCATTGTTTCCTGATAGCCCTGCTAAACTTTTTTGTGTAGCAGAATTTCCAGATTGGTATTGTTGCATTGTCTTAAACTTATCAAGACAATCTATTATTGCATTTATTTCATTAGCAACATTTTGATATTGTGCATACAACTCTGCTCCAAAAGAAGCAGCATAGTTGAAAGCATCTATAGCCCCACCTAGGTCATCTAATAAAGACCCTTCACCACCATCTAAACCAAAAAGGTTAGAAATAGACTTAAACTTTATAGTCCCATCTTCAGTATCATATTCGATAATACCAGTACTAAGCATTAGCTTTTTAACAAGCTGCTTTGCATCTTCTTCTCCTTTTGCTTTTGCACTAAATATTTTATTTTGAATATTAGATAAAATAGCAGTAGGAAGAAGAGCTAGGGCTTCTTTTGCCAAGTTAAGCATACAGCTAGGAAGTCCAAAAGAAGCCCCTACAGCCTCAAATGGACTTGTTCCTGTATTTCCTAATACATTTCCAAATGTTTTAATATCGAATGATGCCATGTCTTATTTATACTGGGAAAATACCATTTGAGTATGTTAAAACTCCAAACGGGTCGTAGTGGCTAGAGTCCTCTGTAATAATCGGGATCGCTGGGGAAGAGGTTCCGCTATTTAGATTAATAGTCGCTCCGTCAGCGTTTATACCTGCCCCACCTTGTATATTTACCTGTCCTGCCGCCGTAATATTAATATTTCCAGCAGAAAGCATATTAACATTTCCTCCGCTTACTACATCAATATCTAGGATAGATTGAATTTCTACTTTACCGCTGGACTTAACTCGAATAACACAATCCCCTCCAAGCCCTTTTGTTTGCAGTTGTATTACTTGACGAATGCCTTGGGGATTTAAGCACTCTAGGAATATTCTTCCATCCGTATTAGTCCTAGGCCCATTTGGTGCAGCAGAAGAAGGCCCTCTAGTTGTGTATAAGTTAATATCATTAGTATCACTTTGTAGATTAATATTTCCAAATTTCTCAGACCCCTGCGCTGCATTAAATCCTGTTGAAGAGTTTAAAACATTTATTTCCTTTCCATCAAGCACAACTATGTCTGTCTGAGACTCTGCATTTATAAGCTTCTGAGGGCCAGTAGTTTCAATCAACACAGCATTAGCAGGAGGCCCCACAAGCCCGTTCTGAGGATTGTCGGTTAGAGTTATCTTACTACCAGCACCAGTATCAATATAAATAGCATCAAGCTTAGGGGAATCAACTAGGGATATTTTCTTTTTTGTTATTGACTTGAGAACTGTTTTCACATTTTGTTTATCTTTTGTAATCTCGTCAGTAATAATTAAACCCGATCCATATTTTCCTACAAATGCCATTTTCATAGGAAAACCTGTCGCTGCATAAACTCCTAAAACCCGCTCAATAGCAGTTTTGACTGCCGATATAACATTTCCCCCCTTCTTATTACTTGGAGGAGCTTCGAAAGTGGAACCAAGGTAGTACCACCCTGAATCTTCTTTCGGCTTACATACTAATATCTCTACTCCAGGCTCTGGTATAGCAATAAAAGCCCCATCTCCGTTAGAGGCATAAGGGGAGACATAAGTAACAGGCAATACTTCATTAGACTCCTCATCTATTC